AGGTGCATCTTCTTCCCCAATTGCTACATTTTGCATCGCCCCATTGAGCTTTAGATCAATATCTATGACCCCAGGAGTATCGAACAGGAGCTTTCCCACATAAGCATGGCTGATATGATTGTCTTTAAAAGTAATATCTTTTCTGTACTGGTCAAGCGCCTGGATAAAGGCATTCTGCACCATTTGCACGGTATAACCTGGGCTCAAGCTTACTTTAGCAGTAACGCTGACATTAAGTTCGGTTGGGCTGTCAACCGTTACAGCGGCGCCGATTGGTCTGACATTCTCAATATGGTTATAAACAGGTTGCTCAAGAGTTTCGTCTATCTGTTTGTTACTATCCACAATCAGCACTTTGACGGTTCCCGGACCACTCCACAGCGGAAACACTTTTGCATCACCGACGCCAGGCACTTCAAGCGCCCACTGTCTATAGTGGCTTGCGCTACCGCTTATGGCAGGCTTTTGTAAGAACGCGAAAATTCTCAAACGCAGGTTTTCATCAGTTTCTTCTTCTTCGCCGCTCACAAGAATATCCGTCAATGTAGCAGTCACACCGCTCACATTGTCTATATTTTCAAGCTCCCCGGCATACTGGTTACCTATCTCGCCCGGCTGTTCGCACTCGGCTTTGTATTCTGTATCGGATATTTTCTCTGTGATAACATATGTTGTCCCTTCCAAGCCCCATCTGGTTCCTATATCTACCGGGCCTGTAGTTTCGATTTTTCTCACTGCTTTGATTGCTGGCTTTCTTTCAAGCCCATAATCAGCAGCTTTGCGGTCCAAAAACTCACCAACAGCGGTGCCTGCAAAGAATAGATCTACATAATTACTGAGCTGGAAATATGCTTCGGCCAATTTATAAGCTGCAGGAGCTAACGCATCATAAATAATAGAGCCCTCTCGTTTATCTATGTCTGAGGGAACTCTTGAAAGCATATCATTAAGTATATTCTCATAGGTCATGTTTTCCCACATCAGAAATTCACCTCCCGGGAGACTGTGAAATTGCCGAATATGCTATGAACATCAAAAGTGCATTTTATTTCATCACCGTTTGCTTCAAGCTTGAAATTATCAACATCCGTAATTCTATCATCCCTAAGGAGGCACTCACGGATTCTGCGTTTTAATTCAATTTGAACATACACAGGATCTTTACCGAAGAGATTTTCAAGCTCAATCCCATAATTAAAGCTATATATTGGATACTCATACCTTTCAGTATTCAGCACCTTATATATAGCTTGTTTTAGGGCTTCCAGTTCATCTGTGAACCCTTGTATTTTGTTCCCTGATATTTTATAGGTCCGACTTGTTTCTATGCTTTCTTCAGGACTTAATTCAATGTTTATAGATGATTTTGGTATCATTCGGAGATCACCTCCAGGATAAAAAACTGTTGCCCNCCATGGTTTTGCAGCAGTCTCACCTTTTGGCCGGGATAGAGATTTCTTTTTAGATTGCCCACTATAAGCTCATTCGGTATGGTGAGCTTATCGCTCACCTTTACACCGTCGCTTGTAACTGTTCCCACCAAAAGCCTGCATAATTTTGCATTGTTGAGGTAGTTTTGAATTATGGTCTTAATTTCGTTAATCATATCATCACTTCCAAACTCATTGAATGAACCGGAATAAACTCATGAGTGACCGACTTTACAATTAGTCTTTTGTTTAGGTCAATATCTTCTATCTGACCGTAAAAGCTCGTTCCCGCTCTTACTCTCACATCACCAAGGCAGTCCAGCTCCAAGGTTTCAACCTCCCTGTTATAAAGCTGCAGGAGTATATCGGCCTTCGACTTGGCCTGTGAGGGATTGATATTTTTATCAAGTACCTCAAAATACTGCAGGAGGCCATATTTAGCTATGGAGCCACTGTCCTTGGAAATATAGACATCTCGTTTTCCTGTGCTTTCGTTGTCGGAAACCAGTTTGATCTGGTTGTAAAAATCATCATCAATTGATTTTTCATACTCGTAATCATAAGCTAAACTTTCATCGCCAAGCACAAGGTCAAGCTGCAACTCCTGCAGATCTCTTATTGCCAAACTGCCGAATTCATCCCTTAAGCAATACCATTTTCCTGTATTCATCAGCGTTTCGCTTATGGCAGTGTAAATTATATCCAACCAGGTCTTGTCGTCCTGGACGCTAACCGGCAGTTTATAGCCGGTACTGGTTAGGCTCCCTACCCTAAGGCCGAAATAGTTGCACATCTTCCGAACAAGGCTATCAATGGTATCGTTCTTCACCACAATCGTATCTTTTGCTTTGCAATATCTTAGTTGGTCATAAGCCGTTACTGTTATCTCTTTACCTTTGTTCCTGCTTACTTTAAACACATAGCCATAAAAAATGTTAGTGCCATCATACTTAAACCTCACTACATTGCCATTTTTGATAACCAGGTCATCGTCTATATAAGAAAACTCGAGCTTGCTACATCCGTCATTCAGTATATCTGTGTATGATACGGACTTTACAAGCTCGCTTATCTCGTATATTTTCCCGTCTACTTCGACTAAAAACTCCATACTCATGGTATCACCAGCTTTTGCCCCGGGTATATAAGGTTGGGATTCTTTATGATGTTCCGATTAGCATTATAAATCTTTGGATACTGCGCACCATTACCATAGTATTTCTTAGCTATAGCCCAGAGAGTATCGCCTGGCCGCACAACATACACCCTATTTGATTTTGGGTTAACTTTAGGCGTCGTGGACTCTTTCTTTACGGTTGCAACGGTTGCTTTGTTTGATTGTGATTGCACTACAACAATGGATTTTTTACCATATTCCCTGTATTCCAAAAGCTTAAACGAGACATATTTATCCCCTTCCTCCCCCGATTTTTCGGTTATGGTCAGTTCTTCTATCAAGACAAGGGTATTTATATCGTCACCAATGCCATTACTAGCGATAAACCTCACTGGGGCTTTCTCGTTTCTCCACTGCTCAAAAAGCCGCAAATAAAAGTCTGGTTCCCGGAAGCCTCCGGCAGTCTCAACATAATGCAAGGGCCGATGAGGGAATTCTGCTTCAAAACTATACTCCTTCAACTCCATGTGGGAGGGGATGGCAATTTGGCCAAGTTTCAATATTTCGTATTTCTGGTTCGCTTGGACGCTGGTTGTTTCTATCTGTTCGGGATTGACCGGAAGCCTATATGTGACCCCGTCCTTGTCGAAAAATACTGCGTAACTCATGCATATACCCCCTCTGCGGCCATAGCGATTTCTTCCTGGAGTATCTTTCTTATTCTCTTAGCCACCTTATCAGCGTCAGCTGTTTCATGTACATCTCCAAATTGTACTGTTATATTAGGTGCCAGGGTAGCAGTTGTAAATTTGTTGATATAATCTCTTTCAGCGATGTCACGCAGGTATTTAAGGTCCTCGTCTGACATCTCAACTTCAAGTTTTCCGTTTTTGCCAGTGCCTTTAATGGTTCCAGGATCGAACGGCGAGAATTCCGGCAGATGCGACTCTGCCGCTTTTTCTGCATTAGCTTTGGCTTCTGCCTGAGCTTCAGATATTTTCAACTGCCTTTCAGCTTCAGCAGCTATAGCATCAGCTTTCATTTGTTCGAGCATTTGATTTCGTTCAGCCATGCCAGCTTCAATATCTGCTATATATTTTTCCAGTTCTTCATTTCTTGCTTGCTTGACGGCTTCATTTTCAAGCTGGGCCGTAGTGCCGAAGGTTACATGCTCTATTGTGTCGATAGACACACCAGGAATTTTATTTAGCACACCGATGAATTTATTGATAATATCAATTGCACCGTTTACAAGGTTCTGGAGCAGCGTAAGGACATTTGCCTTCATATCTCCCATAAAGTTGGCGATGTTGACAGACACCTTTTTGAAACAAATCTGCAGCTTGTTGAACAGGTCCATTACCCAGTACACACCGGTAAAGAATCCTATTTTAACCCAATCCCAAGCAGTTAAGATTGTATTCATCGCAATCATCCAGGCTATTTTTATACCACCAACCGATTGAACCCATTTATAAATTACTCCGATTAAGACGCCTATCGCTAAAGCCACCCATAGAATAGGATTAGATAACATTGTTGCAATTAAAGCTCTATTAGCCGCAACAGATAGCCAAGTAATCGCATTCTTAATTGTCATCATCCCCACATAAGCACCAATAGCAGCAGTGAGCCCCCAGAATATAGGCTCAAGGATTGACCAGTTGTCATATATCCATTGTGCAGCTTTACCGATTGTTTGAATTACCGGCTCAAACGCCTGCAGTAGAGTATTCCCGAGAATAGTTGTAACCTGCCCGAATGTCATCGGCATATTCCTGAATTGCTCATCAACCTTACCAGACGCATCCAATAATGCATTTTTCACAATATCAGCAGTAATTTGACCCTCCGCTGCCAAATTCCTTATTTGACCTATAGGGACTCCCATATAATCTGCTATAGTCTGAATGATATTGGGTGCTGCTTTAAATACTGAATTCAACTCTTCGCCGCGGAGCACACCGGAACCCAAAGCCTGTAAGAGCTGCAGGCTGGCGGAACTTACTTCTTCTTGGCTTGCACCAGCTATTACAAACATCTTGTTGAGAGTTTCAGCGAATGCTATCATCTCCTGATTAGAATTATTGAAAGCGTCCCCAGCCCTCAGTCCTAACTTAGCCACAAGATCAGCCATGCTTGCATAAGAGGCTCTGGAACGATTAGCTGCTGCCATTATCATATCTTGTAATTCTGCAGTAGTTTGCAAGCCATCATTAACGAGATTAAGCCTTGCCGTTGTTCGAGTCATTTCATCAGCTAAATCTATAGTTTTCTTTACTGTTGCAATTCCTAAAAAACCTTTAACAAGCCTTTCGATCCCGAAACTTGCGCTCTTTGATGTTTTGTCTACATCTTTCAATTTCTCATTAAATTTATCTGTAGCCTTACTAATTTTCTCGATTTTACTCGTTGCACTATCAGTGCTGCTTATAATTTTTTGTATCGTTTTCGTATATCCATCGGTTAGCGTGAATATTGCTTTGAGGCTTGCCACTATCTTCGCCTCCTTCCCTGGCCAGTTTTGAGCCTGTTAGCTTCTTTCTTCTCCTGCTCAATTCGTATTTGTATGCTTGCATAAATAAATGCCTTCTCCCTATCGCTCATTTCTGCCAGGGTAGAAGGCAAAATATGAAGCTTTTGCAGGGCGAAGTGTGCCAGACTAAACTCTGCATCGCCCTGCTTTATCCGTTTTTTGCGTCTTCAATGAGATCGTTTATATCTTCGTCCAATCCAGACAGCTCAGTAACCGCCTGCGAAAGCGTTGCGTATTCACCGATGGTGAGCATCGCATTTAGGAGCTCAACTTCCCCAAGCACTCCATATGCTTTTTGCAGTTCTGCGTTTTTCAGATCAGGGTACACCACAGCCGCCGCAACCAGGGCATGTGAATATGCTGTTCTATCCAACACTTCCTGGCCGGTNCTNTTGTCCTTTTTGGTATGCTTTCTGAGCAACTGCTCGTTTTCTTTCTCGGAAATAGGCTTGATTACAAAAGGTACAGGTTTCCCATCTTCCTGGAACCTGTTAGACACAATTACCTCTTTATTTTTAACCTGAATAGGATTTAGAAACGCTTTCAGTGAACTCATACATTTCCCTCCTAAATTAATTCAATAAGGGGTAGGGGAATCACCTACCCCTTATCTGTAATTCTCCGGCAG